GAGTTAGAAAAGTTGCCTAAGGAAGAGCAGATAAATTGGTGTGAGAAGAGTAAGATGGCCCTTTTACACTATTTCCCAATGGATAGGGACGAAAGGGATTTTTATGATGAATTTTCTAAAATATTAAAAGAGTATGGGAACAAAACCCAAACAAAAAAGAAAAAAAGTTAAAAGACATCGTCGAAAAAAGCGTAAAAGACGTAACCGTTTTAAAACAAAATGAAAACTAAACCATATCCAAAACCAAGTAAATTCTGGAGAAGGAAGGGTTACTCAGGAGAGCATCAAAAACATGGCTCTACTTCAACTTGGGGGAAAAAACCAAAAACACCAAAAAAGACTTGGTATGTCAAAACAAAAAAAACTGCATCTAGTTAATATTCGCTGGATCGATATTTGCGGTAATCATGAATGGTCTGATATGAACGAGATTGAAGATTGGGCCGCAAAAGATACAGGCTATTGTGATACTGTAGGTTGGCTTCTAGAGAAGAACAGACAGTATTTATTAGTAGCTTCTACAAAATCAGACGATGAAAACTATAACGATATTAATAAAATTCCTATTAGAAATGTTTTAGAAATTAATGATCTCAGATTCTCAATTTCAAAAGAAGATAAAGTGGAAACCCCATCCAGGACAGAAGGAGATTCTAAAGGCGTTCAACGCAGGAAAGAGGGAAATCGTTATCTGTGCGGGTAGGAGGTGGGGTAAATCTGCTGTTTGCGGCTATATAGCAGCCAAGAATTTTATAGATTTATTTGAGGAAGTAGAAAAAGGCAAGAGAGAACAGGTCAAAATCTGGGTTGTAGCTCCTACTTATGAGCTATCTAAGAAGGTTTTCTCGTATATCGTCACTTTTTTAAAGAAAGCAGAACCTAAAATAATGCAATATGTCAAGAATAGGCCGTTTCCTCAGATAGAATTAGCCCATAATGTCTGGATTCAGTGTAAATCTGCCGATAATCCCAAGGGATTACTGGGAGAAGGACTTGATTTATTAATACTTGATGAGGCAGCCAATATTTCCAGAACAGTTTGGTTTGACCAGTTAATGCCAACAATGGCAGATAGGAAGGGAATTGCAGTATTTATTTCAACTCCTAAGGGAAAAAACTGGTTTTATGACCTTTACATGAGAGCGAAAGAGTTAGATGGAGCGTTTCACTTTACTTCAGAAGACAATCCCTATTTTCCACAAGATGAATGGGAGCGTTTTAAAAGAGAATCGCCGCCAGATTTCTTTCAACAGAACCACGAAGCTACCTTTTTGGAGAAAGCAGCTTCTGTATTTAGAAATATTAGAGATATTATAGACCCAAATTGTTTATCAGAGCCTACCCATCACCGTTATATTATGGGTGTTGATCTAGCTCAGGTAAAAGATTTTACAGTCGCCGTCCTACTTGACCTATCAAACCATCATTTAGTGGCCTACGACAGATTTCAAAAGATTACTTATCCTTTACAAATCCAGAGATTATATCACTTAGCGATGAAATATAACAGGGCGAACATTGTCCTAGAGTTGAATAATGTAGGATTGGCCGTAGCAGACGAGTTAAAGTCAATGGGAGCTAAGGTATCAGGTTTCAAAACAGTAGGTACAATTTCAAAAGATTTAGAAAAGAAAGGCTCAAAACAGCGAGCCATAGAAAAATTAGCTGTAGATATAGAGAACAGGAACTTAACTATTCCTGATTGGGAGACTTTAATTGAAGAACTAGAGATATTCGGTCAGGAAATGACACCTGCTGGCAATATTCGTTACGCAGCGCCAGAAGGTTATCACGATGATTGCGTAATAGCATTAGCATTAGCTAACTGGGGATTACACGGAAAAGCAAAAACACAGAATATTCGTGCAAAAAAGTCGATGTCCCGTAAAAGAAAACAATTTGAATACTTTTAACATGCCAAAAAAGAAAAAAGTTACAACTCCCAAGAAAGATGCTTTCGTTGAATTATTAGTGGCACAAGCGCCAGCAATTTTCAGCAAAAGACCTAGGGGAACAGTAACGAGATCCGCTGCAATAGCGTTAGCAGAACAACTAAAAAAGATTAAATAACATGCCTTACAAGCGAGTAGGAAAGACTATTTATCACAAAAAGGGTGGTAAGTGGAGGAAGAAGCAGACTTGTAAGTCGGTTCCAGCCGCAAAAAAAGCCTTGAGGTTACTTCATGGCGTTAAACGTGGTTGGAAACCAACTAAAAAGTAGATGACACTATTAGATTTAATTACACAAGAAAAGAAGGATTTCGAGCACCAAATAGTACAGGTGGTCGAGGGTTTTGATTTTAATCAGAAGAGTACGCTAGAGCGTATTTATCGTTATTATAATTCTAAGTTCGAGGGAGGTGAAGTAGATACCGAGGGAAACAAGAAGTATTTCTTTAATATCGTCCGAAATCCTTGCAAAGTGACAACAAAGGCTATTGATTTCGATACAAAAGATATTCGTATCTTAACTGCCGCAGGTTCTGACCCATTAAAGACTTGGTATTTCGAAAGGGATTTAAGATTCTGGATGAAAGACCAGGACTTTGGAAAAGTACTCAATAGAATATTTACTGAACTACCAATATTAGGTTCTGTAGTTTTGAAGATTATTGATGGAGTTCCTCATTTCGTAGACTTGAGGAATTTTATTGTTGAGCAGTCTGCAGATACTTTGGGAAAAGCAGAATATATTATTGAAAAACACTTATTTACTCCAATGGAATTTAGAAAGGTTGGTACCAAGATGGGATGGGAAAATATTGACAAGGCTATTGAGGAATGGAGAAGAATGGACGAACCCTATCTGACAGTTTACGAAAGATACGGTGAAGTTAAAGACGAAGAAGATAATTTCACATATCGTAGGTTTTTTGTTGCAGACGTAGGGACAGAAGATGTAGACAGGTTTGGGAAAGTTACTCCGTATCAGGGAATTGAATTAGCTTCAGAGGAAGTGACAAAACATCCTTATCACGAATTTCACTTGGAAAAAATACCAGGAAGATGGTTGGGTGTTGGTATTATAGAAACATTATTTGATGCACAGGTGAGAATGAACGAACTAGCTAATCAGCTTTCCAAAGGAACGTATTGGGCAGCAGCTCATATATTCCAGAGTGCTGATGAGTCCGTTAATAGAAATTTAAAGCATGATGTTAAGGATGGAGAGATTATAACAGCTGATTCTGAAATTACCCAAGTGAATATGGGGAATAGGAATTTAGACTTCTTTAATCAGGAAAGTATGAGATGGATGAAGAATATTGACGACTTAACATTTCGTTATGAGGTAATTAGGGGGGAAAGGCTACCAGCTGGTACCCCACTAGGTGCAGCTAGAATTGCAGCTTTTATGAATGGTGCCTATTTTGACCATATTCGGGAAACTATCGCTTTAGATATGAAGAAGCTCATATACGATGTTATTATTCCTAGATTCCAGAGAGAGAATACAAGAGAACATACTTTAAGACTAGTTGGTGTTGATTTGGATAAAATTAGAGAACTTCTAATTGGTGAAAAAGCATATAACGATTTATTCCGTTTTATTGAGAAAAAACGACAATTACCATCTAATAGGTTTCTTGATGGTCTTAAATCTATCGTTGGAGAAAAAATCGGTCAGAAAAAGGAAATTCTATTAAAGATTCCTAAAGATTTCTATAAGAACCTGAAATACAAAATCGATATTGTGATTACTGGTGAACAAAAAGATACAGCCGTGATGGCACAAACTTATTTTGCAGCATTACAAGCAATTACCGCAGATCCAACACTATTGACTGATCCTTCTAAGAAGAAATTCTTCTACAAGTGGCTAGAGCAAGGTGGAATATCTCCTATAGATTTAGAACCCGAGCAGCCATTACCTTCGGTAGAACAATTAGTTCAACAGTTACCCGTTAAAGGAGCAGGTGGGGGAGTTTCAAGACCCGCAGCTCCTGCACAATCTGGAACACCCGTTCCAGGTGAGAGAACTTTATGAACAAAGAAGATCGAGACCAAATTTTAGAAAACTTGGCCAAAAACAGACAAGGTGAGGCGCTTTTAGATTGGATTACAGAGGAAATACAAAATCTTTCAGATGTAGAGAAATTTAAGACATGGGATGAAACATTGGGTAAACAATATGCAGTTAAATTATTAAGAAAATTATTTAAGTTTTTAGAAAAAAAGAAGAAACCAATTTCAAGTAAGGAACCAAATCCTTACCTTTAAAGGTCGAGAACCATTAACTCGCTAATAAAAAAAATATGGAAAACGAAGAAAAAATTGAGACAACCATAGAAAATCCAGTGGAGGAAGAAACCACTGTAACCGAAGAGGCTCCTATAGAGGAATCTACTGAGGAAACTTCCAGCGAGGACCAGGAAACCTCTAATAATCCTGAGGCTCCCGAGATAGATGACATGAAAGCTCAACGGGACCGTCTTTACGCTCGTCTTAAAAAAGAAGAGGAAAAACGTAAAGACTTGGAAAAAAAGTTCAATGAGGTTATGAAAGAGAAAAAAACTGAAGGCACTTCAGGGGTTGACCTTGAAGATTTAGCTGAAAGACTTTCCGCCTTACAGGGACTTGATTCCGCCGAAAGAGCTAGGCTGCTTAAAGAAGCAGATATTCAGGGTTCATCATTAGGAGAAGCTCGTAAGTCAGAAGACTTTAAATTCTGGCGGTCGAGTTACAGAGCAAAAGTGAAGAAAGGAAAAACTCTTGAACCGTCCACAAAACAGAGTATTACTTCATCTAGTCCACAAGCTAGAGTGGAGAGATTCCGAAGGGGAGAAATGTCTATAAAGGAAAAGGCTGAATTTTTAAGAGAGATTGGGGTGACCCGAGATTACTCGAAATTTGGTCAAAGACCTGAACCTCGGCTTGGCGCTAAGGGAAGCATTCGTCCTCCAGGAGTATAGTTTTGAGGCGTTCAAGATTAGAATTGAATGCCAAAAGTAGTTTCTAATGACGTATCGGCTATTATACCTAGAACATATTTTGGGTATGTAAAATCTTCTCTGATTGACTTGGAAGCTGAAATGCTAACAAGGGCGAAGCGAGTATGTCTTTAATGTCCAAGTTGACCGCATCTTATATAGCTGGATATTTAGACGGGGAAGGATACTTTGGAATAACAAAAAACCGTTATAATCACAAAAGAAAAACAAAAGGTTATTTCTATCGAGCGATTATAAAGGCAACCAGTATCGACCCCGAAATAATAAATTGGCTACAAGAAAGTTTTGGTGGCTGGAAAAACAAAAGAAAGTTTGAAGGAAACCAAAAAGATGCTTATACTTGGGAATTCTGTGGAACGGGTTTGATACCGTTCATAAGAAAAATAGTTCCCTATTTGAAAATAAAGAAAGAACAAGCTCAAACCATTCTAAAAGCCCAAAAGCTAAAAGAAAAAGCTGAGAATAAGGGGGCGAGGATAGGAATAATTTTCCCAGATGGGATAAAACAAGAACTTGATACTCTTTATTGGAAAATTAGGAAATTAAATCATAGAGGCAAACTTTGTACGCTGAGAGACTGAGCGAGAAGACGCCAAAAGGCGAAGCGACAGTCCGAACTTATAGGAATAAAACTATAAGATAACAAATTGGAAATATGGTCAGCCGCTGTCCAGGAACCTTTGTATAAGAGCTTAGTAGCAATCGAAGTGGCTAATACCCGTTTCGGTAACTACAAGCACATGGATACAATCCATGTACCTTACATGGGTGACTTATCAGCCCAGACTTATTCACCAGGTACTGAAATTTCCGCTACAAACCTTGATTGGAAATACGATACATTAATAGTTTCAGCCTATAAGCACGCAAGTTTCTACATCGATGATGTGGAATCACTCCAAGCTAATGTAGAACAAATTCGACCATTGGCAGAAGAAGCAGCTTACAGGTTAAGAGACGCTATTGATCAACACGTATTCCTAAATATCACAGGTTTAGATGGTGGAACCCAGACAAACGATGGAGACCTAAGAACTGGTGGAACAGACAACCGTCCAGTATCCGCAACTTCAGCTCAGATTATTGAATTATTCTCTCACGCTCGAAGAGTCTTGAGGAGTAATAATGTTGAAGAATATGGAGACTGGTGTGCAGTCGTTACACCTATGGTCGCTGAAAGAATCGAACGTCAAGCTACTAACGTTGGTTACAATGTTGCAGATTCAACCTTGAGAAATGGTTATGCAGGTGACTTTATGGGATTCCAGATTTACATCTCTAATAACCTTCCTTCAGGTGCATGTTCTACAGTATCTCCTAACGAGGTATGTGGTGATGCAGTATCCGCAACTAATTGTCGATCTCTATATATCGGGAGAAAGGGAGCTATCGATTTAGCTCTTCAAAAAGCTCCATCATTAGAGATTAAAGATGTTAGTGACATGATAGGAAAGAACTTCATTACTTGGACCGTATACGGATCAAACGTATTCACCAAGAACAGAAGTAGATTCTTGAACGTGCCGATGGATATTACTACATCCAATAATAGTGGAGGCTAGTAATCTTTAGATTAACAATTAACGAGTTCCTTGTTCGTCGCTGGTTGGGAGGAGAAGCTCACGCTTTCTCCCAACGGCGTGAGTAGGTGACAAATATGGATATTAAGAAAATTAAAAATCAAATACGTAGGTGGTGGATTAAAAGAAAATTGATTAGGAAATATGAAGGTGATTTAATTATCGCCACAATTCTGGAAACTTGGATTACTAAAAGAATCCTTGAGGGGCAAACTAAAAGGCGAGGCGAGTTAAATAAAAAAAGAGGCGAGATAGAAGAAATTAAATTATTTTTAGAGTTTCTTAAAAAAATATGAGTCATACTATAGAAGCTCGGAAAAAGATTAGCGAAGCTCTTAGGAGACAATGGAAGGATGGTACTAGGAAAAATAATGATTATCTTTTCACAGAAGAAGTGAATCGTAAAAGAGCTTTATCAAATATAGGTCGAACGAGTCCCATGAAAGGTAAAAAACAAACAGAAAAGTGGAAAGAACATATTAAAAAATTTATTACTGGAAAGAATAGTAAAAGATGGAAAGGGGATCAAGTTGGTTATCGAGGATTACATTCTTGGGTGCATCTCTGGAAAGGAAAGCCAAACAAATGTGAAATGTGTGGAATTGAAAAAATAGGTAGAGATATGCATTGGGCTAATGTTTCTAGGACATATTTAAGAGATTTAACGGACTGGATTTCTCTTTGTGCGTCTTGTCATGGAAGTTATGACAAACGTAGAAGGGAAACAGTTTACTTTCATTAAAATACTCTTTGTTGTAGATTCAATTTATACGTGGAAAAGCGGTATTTGGTTTCATAGAAATCATTTACCATCTATGGGTTTAAAGTCTAGGGGACATGCTTGTCGATTCGTAGTGTTGTTAGATCAAATGTCTAAAGAATTATTAGAGTGGCCCGATGTAGTGATTTTCGGTAGAACCTATGGACAGAGAAAAAAACCAGTCAAGGTGATGCAACAGTTTAAAGAGCGTGGGGTTAGGGTGTTATACGACATTGATGATGATTTATGGACAGTTAATCCAGAAAATCCATCAGTGTTTGTATCTAATGCTTATAAAGACCAATACGAAGGGATGATTCGAGAGTGTGACGCGGTCATTACACCAAGTCCTATTTTGGCAAAGAAGATTCAGAAATTATGTAAAAAGAAAGTATTTCCAGCTCCGAATATGATTCATACCCAATATTATAAAGAGAGACCACATCAAGAGAAAAGACTCATGATTGGTTATACTGGAGCTTCATCACATTGGAAAGACTTGGCGATTATTATTGAACCATTACAGAAGTTACAGAAAAAGCATGATTTCTTCTTTACCTTACAGGGAATGGTGGCAGCGCCATTGGAAGGAGAAATGTATGTGTATTCAGAAATTTTAAAACAGAATTTACAGCCCGAAAAGAAAGCATACATTGAAGCGGCTTTAGAGTGGTATCAGGAATTAAAAGATATAGAGATGCAACATATTCCGTTTTATCCACCTGCCCTTTATCCAACAGTATTATCAAAAGCAGACATTGATATTGGTTTAGCGCCATTAATAGAAAACGAATTTAATAGTGGTAAAAGCAATATTAAATATTATGAGTATGCTTCAGTGGGAACTTGTTGTTTAGCTTCAGATGTAGAACCCTACAAACAGGAAGTGAATTATAGAGCGAAGAATACTACAGATGATTGGGTCAATAAATTAGAGAGATTAATTGTAGATGAAAAATTTAGGAAAGAGTTAACGGATAAACAAAGAGATTGGGTATTGAAGAACCGTAATGTTTATCAAGTTGCGGTAGATTGGGAAATAGCTTGTCAACGCCCAGGAGGTTTAAAAGTATTGAATCAACAAAGATGAAATTTATATCTACTAATTGGAACGGCGTATTAACCGATATTATCAATGAACTTAAAAAGCGAGACTGGGAAGAAGCTCAAAACCTTGATGAAGCAGATAGGTTAATCTTATGGAACGATGTTTTAGATGACAGTATTCAGGCGGTTCAATTAGCTAAACTTTATGGAGTGCCGTCGGTAGTAGTACAACACGGAAGACACGGTAGTTCTTTGTACTACCCACCTTTTAACCAAAAAATCATCGCAGACAAGATGTGCGTTTGGGGGCCACGAGATAAAGAAAACTTAGTGCAAGCAGGGCAGGATTCCAAAAAGATAGTAGTGACTAGTACAATGGCTCTTTCTCATTTAAAAGAAAGAATAAAGCATAGAGGTACAAATGTAGTGTTTTGTCCAGAGCATTGGGACAGAGAAGTTCCAGAAAATCTAAAAACCGTCAAATTATTAAGGCAATTAGAGGGGGTGAATGTCTTGACTAAATTAATTGAAGGTCATAATCCCAAATATTACGATAATCCGATTATTTCTCATAGGGGAGATGAAAACCATTTAGATATCTGTGCAGAAGTTTTATCTAGAACAGACCTTGTGGTGAGTATTATTGAAAGCACATTTGAACTTATGGCACAGGCGTTAGATATTCCAGTAGTTCTAGTCGATGAATGGAAACCTAAAGTGTGTCGAGGAGATGAGAGATATTTAAAATATTGTAGACCGACTTCGACGGCTGCTAAAAAAGCTAAATTTGATACTTTAGTTGATACTATTTACCAACAATTAGAGAACCCAGAGGAATTAAAAGAAGCCAGAAGGCAAGTCTGTATCTTAGAGGGGGGAACGAATATTCAAAATCCTGCAGAAGAAATTATTAAAGTGATAGAAAATGTCAAAACCTAGATGTTTATTAGTATATCCGACACTGATTACAGAAACACCTATGACTTTAGGAATGTTGTCTGCTGTGATGAAAGAAGAGGGTTCGTTAAAGACCAAAAAAAAGTAGACTATGCTACAAATTATATTAGGAAATGAAAATTCATAAAGTTACAGTGAAAACATCCAAAAATAAACATTTACCAGATCCTGACCGTGATGGTTACAACGGAGACATTTTACACACAGATAATGAGATCAGATGCTTTAAAGGGCTTCTCAAGGAAGTTAAGAAAGTACCTGGAGAGTTAGCAGAAATAGGAGTTTTTCGTGGGTTCGCTGCAAGGATTATTCGTAGAGAGATTCCCGATAGACCGTTACATTTATTTGATACTTTTCGTGGTTTTATCAAAAAATATGACCATCCCGTAGATGCCATATATGAGGTTGGAGATTTAAGCGCTAGCGTAGATACCGTTAAACAACTTCTTAAAGGAGAAGAAGATATACACTATCACGTTGGCGATATTGCACGGACACGTAAGGCGATTAAAGATAAGAAATTCGCATTTGTGCATATTGATGTGGATGTATCTGATCCTACTAAAGCAGCTTTAGAATATTTTTATCCCAGAATAAATAAAGGAGGGATTATCTTAATAGACGATTATTGTAATGGTCATCCAGGACTTCAGAGAGTAGTACATGAGTTTTGTAAGAAAAATAATTTAGAGCTCCAGAGAGGAGCAGGGAGATATTATTATGTTAAACATCATTAAGGATTTACATAAGATGAATCGTTGCCTTCTAGGGGAAGGTTACGATAACGCTTTAGAGTATTTAAAGCAACTAATAGATTTAGATATTATTGAAATTCCTTCAGGGACAGAGGTGGGTACTTGGACTGTACCCGATGAATGGATAGTAAGAGATGCGTGGGTGAAGTATAGAGGGAAAAAAGTATTAGATTATAAAAAAGATCCATTGTGTTTAGCTATAGGTTCTATTCCTTTTCAGGGGATAGTTACAGCTGAAGAATTTAAGAAGCGTTTGAATGTTACTAAATTGGAAGAAATACAAGTTTCTACTTGCAAAGTGGGTACAGAGCATTTAGCGGTTCCTTTCACTTATTTATTTTACGAGAAAGATTGGGAATTTAATATTAAGAGAAAAAATTTAAAGCAATTTAAGAAAAGAAAAGGAAAATACGAAGTTTTTATAGATACAGAGTATAAGCCAGGTAAGATGAAGATTGGAATACATACCATCAAAGGCGAATTAGATAGAGAGATATTACTATTTGCCCACCTAGACCATCCGTTTCAATCGAATGATAATTTATCAGGTGTGGCTTGTTTGGTGGATTTAGCCAAGAAATTAAAGTGCGAACACACAATGAAAATTATCTTTTGTCCAGAGACAATAGGTTCAATAGCTTATGCTGCCACCCAGGATATTTCTAAAGTAGATTTTGTGATTGCCTTAGATATAGTGGGAAACGACCATACATTATTACTCCAGAAATCATTTGATAAGTTTGCTAGATTGAACTTTGCTATGTATCTGGCTGCAACAGGTTTAGGTATTGACCATAGGAAGGCAGAATTTAGATTTCTGATTGGTTCTGATGAATACTTCTTCAATGACCCGAAAGTAGGTATTCCAGGGGTTATGCTTTCTAGACATCCATATCCTGAATATCATACTTCTATGGATAAACCAGATATCATCAAAAAGGAGAAATTAGAAGAGACTCAAACTATAGTTCAAAAGATTATTGAGATTATGGAAAAGGACTATGTTCCTGAGAGACATTTTAAGGGTCCATTATTTAGAAAACGATTTGATTGCCAAACAGTTAGTAAGGCATTCAATAGAAACCTAGATTACTTAATTTATTTAATAGATGGTGAGAAGAGTTTAATAAGGTTATGTGTCGAATCAGGGGTCGGATTCGATTACGCTTATAAATTATTAGGCAAACTCAAAGATGAAAATCTCATCACTGATACTGGCAAAAAGCCAAAGCAAACGTTTAAGACATAAGAACTGGCGAGACTTCTGTGGGAAGCCGATGTTGGTTTGGAATATTAAAAAGTGTCTAGGAATCTTTGACAAGTGTTATGTTAGCTCTGATTCTGACCACGTCTTAGATATAGCCAAAAAAGCTAAAGCTATTCCTTTAAAAAGACCACCTAAGTTGTGTGGTGATACTCCTAACATGCCAATATATCAATATTGTTTTAGTCAGATGGATTTACCGCATGTGGTGGTATCAGTACAAGCCAATTCTCCAACTATGAAAACGGGATTAATTGAAGTAGCTAGAGAAATTATGATAGGGACTGGTTGTGCAGAATTAATGACCTGTCATAAAGATTATAGTTTTTATGGTTCTATTTGGGCTTTAACGGCAAATCGCATTATACATTACGACGATCCCTATATTTTTACCCCAGAAATATTATTAGTGGATGATAGTGTAGATATTCATACTAAAGCAGATTTTAAAAAAGCAGAAGAGCAACATGAATTTAGATACAAGCGTCATTATTACTAATTTTAATAGAGCACATTTAGTAGGACGGGCTATCCGTAGTTGTGTTAAGCAGTCTATGGAGCAAAGTCGCTATGAGATTATTGTAGTGGATGATGGTTCCACAGATGCTAGCAAAGAAGCTATTTTAAATTCTACAGAGAATGTAAAGCCTATTTTTCTTAAAGAGAATGTGGGTGTTGCAGAGGCATCTAATATAGGCATCAAGAAGGCTCTAGGTGCTTATGTGATTCGTGTAGATTCAGATGATTATATTGCAGAGCATACTTTGTTATTTATGACAGAAATTATGATAGCTAACCCAGACATCGGGTTTGTTTATCCTGATCATTTTTTAGTCAGTGCAGATGAAAAAGTAATGGAACGGGTTAAGTTGGGTACTTTAGATGAGCTATATAGACACGGAGCAGGTATTATGTTCCGTAAGACGAACTTGGAAGCTATAGGATTATACGATCCAAAACTAGAGCAAGCAGAAGATATGGATTTACTGAGACGATATTTTAAGAACTTTGACGGATACCATTTAAAACTTCCTTTATACAGATACAGGCAACATTCTGGGCAAGTATCTCAAAAAGGAACAAGAAACCAATGGGAGAAGAAAGTCAAAAACAAATACAAGTAATAGCTGAAATAGGCCATAACCATAATGGAGATATGGGACTGGCTGAAGAGATGATTTGGGCTGCAAAAGAATGCGGAGCAGACGTAGTTAAATTTCAATTGTATGACATTGAGAAACTGCCAGGTATAGAAAAGGGAAGTCCAGTTTATTGGGAGTTGAAGGCAACGCAAATTAATAGAGAACAATTAATAAAACTCAAAGAAGCTTGTGATAAGCAGAATGTTGAGTTTATGTGTTCAGTTTTTGACGCAGAAAGAGTGAAATGGACAGAGGAAATCAATATGAAACGTTATAAAATAGCTTCAAGAAGTGTGAATGATATTCCGTTAATTATGGCCATAGAGCAAACCAGGAAGCCAATGATAGTATCTTTGGGCAAATGGGAGAAAGAAGGATTTCCTCCCCATATTACTGGACAAGTAGACTATCTGTATTGTGTAGCTAAATATCCCCCAGAAGACTCAGATATGTCTAATTTTCCTACTAAGTTTGATTCCCAGTTTGGTTATACTGGATTTTCAGACCATACTATAGGAACACACTGGGCTAAACAAGCTATCCGAAGAGGTGCAACTATTATAGAAAAGCACTTCACAATGGATAAAACAATGCCTGGATGTGACCAAAAAGGTTCGGCAGAACCAGATGAATTAAAAGAAATTATAGCATATGCAAGAAGATTTAGCTCTTGAAGATTTAAAATTAGTTAAACAAGTTTTAGATAAACATGAAGTACCCTTTTATCTTGCTTATGGCACTTGCCTTGGGGTTTATCGTGACGGTGATTTTTTACCAGGCGATGATGATATTGATTTGGGAATTATTACACCACTTAGTTTAGAAAAGAGAAAGAGTATTGGATGGATGTTATACGATTTAGGATTTATGGCACAGGATATTATGTTTAGGGTTTTTGGAAGGATGGAACCATCAGAGTTGGGATATAACGGTGATGAAACCACAGGTATTATTGTGTGCCAAAGAGCTGTTAAATTTACAATATTCTTTTTTAAAGAGGAAGAATGCGATGAACACGGTAAAGAAATGGTATGTAGGGCGAAGTTAGGAGCACCGATATTAATATCATATCCATCAAAGTTTACTAAGAAATTTGAAAAGATAACTTTTAATGGGGAAGAATTTTTAATTCCTTCTCCGCCAGAGGCTTATCTTGGATGGGTCTATGAATATTGGAAAGACCCATTAAAGAGGGACCATGGAAAATTACATGCAGAAATTCACGTCCCACAAGACATCATTAAGGATGTGACTAATCTTCAGAGGACTGTTTTGAAAAAAGATTTGAAATAAGTTTTGGTTTATTATTAGAAAGATGGTAAAGATTATGTTCTTTCCCCGACTTTTACTTGGCATGGAAATACTTTG